TGTGCGGTCTGCGAGGCGGCAACTGTTTCGTAGGGGTAACGATTCGGGCTGACAATGCTCATATCCTTGCTCTCCTTGTCGTCGTGCGGTCGTGAACCGCCCACATATCGTTTAGCGTGACTGTGTTCTCTGGCCCCACCATCAGCGGCTTGACCTCTGGCGCTGGGGGCTTGTCAGCGACTTCAGACCATGATACCGCAACCATACGGAAAGCGTCACTAGGGTGTGATGTCCAATCGTGGCGCGGTGACTGACGATAGGCTTTCTTGTCCTCGTCGTATTCGCGTTGATACTGGCGTAGCGCCTCAATGCCATCGCTGCACTTGGTTGCGTCAAACCACACACGCGGCAGCATCATGCGAACGGCTTGTATGCCCGACTGCACACCGATGTCGGGGACAACAGCAAGTTTGGCGATGTCCAGTTGCGCCGCCAGTTGCTCAATGATGCTCTTGCCGGTTTGTAGGCTCTTGGCCCGAGCGTCGTGCGGTAGGTAGTGCTTGGCATAACGGTACGGCTTGTTGCGTACTACATCGGCAATCGTGTGGATGTCCTCGCCCGAGACGGCGTAGAAGTCTATGACGCGCAGTTCCCCACGGGCGACCTGATAGAACCAGATGGCGGTGTCGTCGCGGTAGCCCAAGTCCCATGCGGTGTACGTCGGCAGATTCGGGTCGTACGGCACGTTGGTGATACGGCCTTGGTCTTGCGCCTCTCGCATTTCCTTGCCGAAAAAAGCACCGAGAATCGCAGCCTCAAAGCTGCACTCGTACTCCTGTAGGTACTGATCCTCGGCCAACTGCGCTCTGGCGGCGGCTAGCTCGGTCGCCGGGAGAATCCCGCTGGTTGAGGCGGGCAGGCGCAACAGGAACCACTCGCTAGGGATACGAGTGGCGGTTTCGTAAATGTCCCAAAACTGATTACGCCCCTTCGGAGTGCCCCCGAAAACGCACCATCCGGTTTTGTCGCTCAAACTCGGCCTCAAGACGTTCCCAAATACGCTAGGCCGAAAGTCGCCGTATTCGTCTAAATACAGGCCGTCAAAGCCTAGGCCGCGCATCGCGTCAGCGTTGTCAGCGCCGAACAATCTAATCTGACTGCCGTTGAACAACGTGATCGTCAATTCTTGTTCATTCTTGCTTTCGGTGACGGGAGCGGCGAATTCCAGAAAATATTGCCATGCAACGGCCTTGGCCTGCGATCTGTACGGCGCTACATAACCGAACAAACCACGCTGCCCTTGATATGTTACGGCTGCCCGAATGATGTCGTTGACGGCAGCGACTGTTTTACCTGCGCGACGATGAGCGACAAGGCAAGCCCACCGTTGCGTTCGGTTATGGAACGGCATGAACGCCTTGCGAGGGCGATAGGGGATAACTACTCGGGAGCCATCCATGTCACTTCTACCTTGATCTTGTCGCCGTTGTTGCCCGTGTGTTCGTGTCGGGCGAGCTTCGGCACATGGTATTCAATGACATCCATCATGCAGCGCCATGCGGCTTCTGCGCCTTTCGTCTCGTAGATTTCATCAAGCCAGATGTTAAGACGATGAGCATTGCCGTCTACGAGACGGGCTATTGCTTCCCGAGCCTCTGCGGTTGCCTTGTTGGGCGATCCTTTAGGTCTTGGCATAGGGCTTATTTATGCACAAATGAAACAATAGTTAAAGAGTCAGCGTCGGTATATGAATTCTTGCTCGGGAACATCAAACGATTGCCACGGCGGGGTTTGTCGGCGTTCTACTGGGGTCATGTTCATGCGTTGCTGGACAGCCCTTGACTCTGCCTCCCCTGCAAGGCGTTGATACAAATCAAAATCTGATTTTGCGCCCAATTCTCGGTATTTTTCCTGCACTTTCGCTGCTTTTACTGCGGCGTCCTGCGTTTCATTAAACACTTTGTTTGTTTTTCGCATTAACGACTTGGCTTTTTTCGGATCAACGGCGCCCTCAATGCCGCGCATTGCTGGTTCCTTGTTGTTGATCATTTCTTGCATGACCTTAACCGCTTGTTGCAGCCAACGATCTCGCTCTGGGCCTTTCTTTTTTGGCATCTGCCACCCAATCCCACGATGACCCAATTCTTCTGCCACTTTTGTGCCGTACTGATACCAATCCGACATATTGAAAACATCACGCGGGCGAATGTTTGGTTTCGTTTGCAACTCTTTCAGTTTTTGCGCGTATTGAGCGCGGGAAGCCATGCTTGATTGCGCTGCTGCCTGTGAACGCTTTACAAGTGCATTCTGGAACGGTTGCATTTCTTCACTGAATTGCTCATCCAGAATTTTTCTTGCCATTGCGGTGTTGCCGCCTCTAGCAAATCCCTCTTGTTCTTGCACGGCGTGTTGCAACTCATGTAGTAAAACGTCTTTGCCGCGTTCTAATTGATAACCAATATCGTCCCTGATCTTTATTGTTCCTTCTGGAGTGTACGATCCCTCCACCCCGAGCCCAAGCTCTGCTGGGCCTGCCATTCTCACCTGTTTTTGAACAATGCCGGGATATGCTTTTTTCAGTTCTTCATGCGATAAAACCGATCCAACATTCGTGGAGAAAGATTCTCGGCGCGGCGCAAATTTTTCAACTGCGCTCAATCTAGATTGAATTTCGTCTGTTGTCTGGTTCTTGGCTATGTCAACAGCGCCAGCTTTAGGATTTCTTCCAAAAGTATCAGCAAACCATTTTTCCGCGCTTTGCGTTATTTTTTCTAATTCTTGCCGGGTGTTAGCTTCGCCAATGCCTAGCGAGGTTAAGCGATTTCTGATGTAAAACGCGTCATCAAATTGATCTGCTTGGTTTTTTGCTTTTTCTGCTGCTTGAGCAAATGCGGAACCGGGCCGATACTCTGCGCTCAAATCACTAATTTCTTGCTTCCAATCGCCACCAATACGACCTGTGCCGGTTTCGCGCCAAATAGTGTCGCGGTCAACGCCCGCCTTCTCCATTTCTATTGCGCGTTGTTCGGCAGTTGGGTCATAGGTTTTGGCTGATTTGCCGATAAATATGTCGCGTTTACCAACACCGCCAGCGCCACGGGTCGGGCTAACCATTTCGCCAATGACCTCGCCTGCGCCCAACGGGCCGCTGGTGGCTTTCTGGGCGGTATAGCGCAGAGCGTCAGCGACGACCGAGGGATCGCGGATAACGGCTTTACCTGTTTCGTAGACGCCTTTAGCGGTGCCTACGGGGTCGGTGATGATGCCCTTAACGCCCTCTAATCCAGTCGTCACCCCTCTGCCTAACCCGATAGAGAGGTTTTCTAGGTTGGTGCGAAAGTCTGCCCGAGGGGCGGGTTGGGCGGGGGTCGTGACTAACCCCGGCACCGATTCCATCATTCTGCGGCGGCGTTCTTCCTCGTAGGCGAGTGCGGCAGCAAGGCGGCTGCGGTCGGCGGCCATTTACTTGAAACGCTCCAGCTTGTACGAAAGGGAGGCGATCTCGCCCACAATTTCGTCAATGATGTTCTGCAAGTCGGTGTCTTTGGGCAGGTCGGTGCGGATGCCCTTTACGAACGTCAGCAGGCTGTCGGCGTAGGCAGCAGCGTCTTTCTGTACCTTAAACCCGTCCGGGTAGTCATCCAGCGGGATGATGCCGTGATGCCCCTGATACGCCTCGGCGTACTTGTCAGCCAAGTCCACGATGTTCTCGTAGTAGTGACCGAGTGCTTTATGAGCGGCGTAGCTCGCGGTGTTGAGGTGCAGATAATGAGCCGCTGTGCTGCTATGGAGCAGTACACCTACGAACTCGGCGGCGTCTTTATGGCTCATTGCGGCGTTAGCCTCAAGTTGGGCAGGATGATTGCAGTCGTAGCATCTCCCATCGCAAAACGCTCTGTCAACTGTCGTTCTGGCGGGTATACGAGGATGCGATTTGACAGGTTTATCTGCATCGCATTCCAGACGCCTTTCTCTATGCCCTCAAAGTCATCAAGGGTAATGATCGTGTCGGCGTGGAACAGGCGCTCAAGGTGTGTTTTATCGTCAGGCTGTAGCCGACCGTCTATGTGTAGGTGGTCTATTTGCCCATCCAGTTTGGCAAGCATTTCGGTGCTGCTGCTGTGGTACTGCGTGACGTTGGCGTAGATCGGGAGCTTGAAGTTGTGTGTCATATCGCACGTATGCACCTCGGTATCGCCCCGAGCCAGCACGAACGTGGACTTGCCAATGTAAGTGCCGATTTCCACCACGCGTTTCGGTTTGAAGTAGCGTTTAACTGCCCACAGGGCAATTAGGCTGGCGTTATTGGTGGAACCTGTCTGTTTAGCGGGGTCTAGCGCCTCAAGGTCGTCAAGGCGTTGCCACGGCAGGTCATCCAATCCGTCAAAAAGCGTATCCCAGATCGCTCTAGACAGTCGCTTACGATTTAAGTTCAGCATATATTCTCCCAATGCGCTTTGTATTTTTCCACGTTGGCGACGATCTCGCCCTGCCGACCAAGATGGTTGCCAGTATTCATGCCCATAACCCCGGTGCCGAGGTGATCCAAGTCACCGACGGCATGACGCCTACCGTCCCCGGTGTCACTTGGTCGCATATCACCGAAATTGACCGCCAGTACCTCATGCTCGGTCGCACAGGGGCGTGGGCAGATTTGGGGCTAGATAGCCCTGCCCTATACCTTGACACCGACATGATCGTAAACGCCCCCATAGACGTTGTGGGAGCGTTAGGCGAGGGGTCTGTGGCGATGTGTCGGCGGTCATACAACCGGGATGCCATCTTTAACATCAAACAGCGTGGCTTGGACTTTTCGGAGTACGCAGGCAAGACGCTGGATGAGCTTTATCCGTGGGTAGGGTGCTGCACCATTACCCGTGACGCCTCGGTGTGGGCTGACCTGACCGAGTTGTACTACGCCCTTCCCGAAAAATTCTGGCGTTGGTATGGCGATCAGGAAGTGCTGCGCGAATACGCCAAGCGTCACGCGGTCGTAGAACTTCCAGAGGCGATTTGGGCGGGGCTGCCCGAATTTGGTGGTCGCCCGCTGATTACCCACTACAAGGGTCAACGCAAAGCCCTCATCTTGAATGCTCCGGGCGTATAGCCTCGGCGTAACGCTCGTATAGGTCTTTTACGGCTTGTTCGGGGTCACGGGCAACGTAATACTCGCCCCTCGGCTCAAACGTCTGTCGGAACGCCTCCTGCGCCTCCCGCAGCTTGCCCTTGGGCATCTTGATTTCCACCCAGCATACCCATGAAGTGCCATCAGGTAGGTCACGCAGCACCAGTTTGTCGGGAATGCCTTGCCCTGCATTGCCGTAATCTACGACCGTAAACCCGGCTTTGCGTAGCGCCTCGGTGATGATGGCGTCATTCCCGTCACGGCGGGCGGCGTGTCTCATCGGACTTTTAGCACCAGCATTTGTGGGAAATAATTCATTTCGCAAAAAATCCCATTTTTGCTGTCAATCACCCGCGTGATTTCGTCAAACAAGCCCGTTATCAGCCTACGGTCGTTTGGCAGGGTGCTGTTGAAGTTCCTGCGGAACCGAGCCGCGTAGCCCTCGTCATAGGTGCAGGCCAAGTCCTCAATGACGTAATAACCGCCCGAGCGCACCCATGTCTGGCAATGCACCAGCGTTTCTACGATGTCCTCGGCCATGTGGCTGCCGTCGTCCACAAACAGGTCTAGGGACTTGGCAGGCATTTCGTACTGGCGCGGGTCGGTGATCTGAATACGCACGTTGTCCAAGTCTTTGCAGAGGTTCGCGCACTCGGGGCGTATGTCAAAACCCCATATCACCGACGTAGGGCAGTAATTAGCCCACATCCGCAACGAGGCACCACACGCCACGCCTACCTCGGCAATCTGCAACGGAAAGCGTTTGTGCGGGGCTAGTTCAGCAATCAGCTTTTCGTAGACTTTGGTGTAGCCGTGTTTGATGTTGCCTTTGTCGCTGCCGTACAAGTCGGCAAGGCCAGTAAGCGATAACTCTGCAAGGTCAACTTCACCCGTTTGCGGCGTGTATTCCTCCGGCGTGACCGTATCAAGGTAACGGCGTACCCCTCCTCGTTCCTTGCCTCGTTGATCGCTCTGCCCAACCATATTTGCCACCATATTTGATTACCCTTGACTCGGTTTAACGGGGGAATTTGCACGTTTTAACTTCTCCACAGCCTTCTCGCCCCAAAGCTGACGTATCAGGCCAATAACATCCCTATCCGACAGCACAGCAGCAGGGCCAGCCTCGCGCACTAATTCAGCCACCCTGTCACGGTTTACCTCTATGCCTCTGGCTAACTGTGCGTCGTAGAAGCGTAGTCGGTTCAGCGGAGATTGTCGTACCAAGTCATTCCACGTTGCTGCGTTGGAGTGCAACTGGTGTTCTAGGTTGTGACTGGGTTTGGCCTTTTCAGTATTTACAGTCGGAGAGTAAATGTATTCATCACCCATGTTATTACCTATCTATGGTTTAAGACTATATGACTGATGGTGAACTCTGCACGGTTAAGACGGATTACGCCTAACGTGGATCGTGCAGAGATTAGATGACTGACGGAGCCACCCTGCTGTCGGCTACTTTTCACCGGATTGCTCCGGTTGCCATTTGCGCTTCCCGACGATACGCCGCGCACC